CTCTAAGTCTACTTTACTGCCTACACCACTTGAACTTCTAGTTTTCATTAACTGTACTTGATATCTACCACGCTCACGCATAGCACGACTTGTAAAGATACCAAACACATTATCAGCAGTATTAATTTTACTTAGGCCACCTGCAATATGACTATGATCAAACTCTACTTCTTCTACAGCCGCTCTGTTTAACTGCGATGCTGTAACAAATATAATGTCTAGTTCTTTTGCTAAGTTTCTTAATTCTTCCGACACATACTTGTCTTTAACAAACAAATCATTTGGCGACACTTTAGCACTCACAGGCATAATCAAGTCTAAGTAGTCAACACATAAGAAGTCTACTTTAGTACCTGTTTGTACTTCTAGTTCTTTTAAGTATGCTCTAATGTCATTAACATTTGACTGTGCTGGCATATACTTGATGCGTAACTTACCTGACTTCTTGCCAACTAGTTTAACTTTCATTTCAACATCTTCAAGTTTCTTAAAGATTTCTTTTGAACTTGTATTAGTCATCATACTATCAATACGCATAGCACAAAGTCCTTCACTAAGTTCTAGTGTAATGTAAACACCGTTAAGTCCTTGTTGACTCCAGTTAACTGCCAAGTTCTGCATAAACAAACTCTTACCTGAACCTGATCCACCTGCAAATATCTGTAGCTCACCTCTGTTGAATCCACCATATAATGGTCTATCCATAGCAGGCCAACCTGTTGATACCTGTCCGTTTTTACTTTTTAATAGTTCAAGTCTACCTTTAGGATCTTCAAAGTAATCTGTACCCATATCCTTTGTCAGTGATATTTGTACTGCGTCTTTGATTAATTTTTCTACAGGATTGTAGTTGCCTTTTTCTAACATGTCTGCTGACTTTAGAATAGCACGTTCTAGTTCTTGGCGTTTAGTAAAGCCTTCAAACTCTTCCATAAACCAACTATAGTGTTCATCAGTTAAGTCCGGAACGTGTGTTAGTTTTGTTTTAGTTACTGCTTGTACTTGTTCAAGTGTAGGTATGGCTTTGTGCTTATCTACATGTTCTTTGATAAACTTAGCCGCTTCTTGTAAACTGCGATCAAAGTTTTCTGGATTGTAGATGTTTTGTACACGGATATAACTTTGTGCGTCTTGAAGCATCATCTCCAAGAACAATTTTTGCATTTCTAATGTGTATTCTTTTGCCATATGTGATAATTATAACATCCTATTTTAGTTATGCCTACTTTATTTCTTGCCAAATATTTCCATTCCTGGGCTAATTGCTCTTTCGTATTCTTGTTTTCCGTACCAAGACTCTGCTAGGGGTTGTTCAGGTACATATCTTTTAAACGGATTAATATTAAATTTATTATAGACTGCATTTCTATATTCTGTACCTCTTTTTTGTTTTTGATTCCAAACACTGTTCCACGCAAATTCACTAAACTGTTTATTTCTACTAAAGTCTAAATCAAAACCTATATTAGCAATATAAAAACTCTGTAATCCATTAACACGATTAATTTTTTCAACAACTTGTGCATTTAATTTTTTAGTTAAATCAATTGCTTCTTGATATGTAAAATGCTCATTTTCCCATTCTAAAGTAATAGGAGAAGTTTGTACAATTTTATAACCAAACTTTTCAGGATTAAGTGCTATTTCGCTGTTAAAAGTAAAGTTCTGTGTATTTTCAATGGTAAAGTTTAAAAACAATGCTGAGTCTAACGGAAAATCAGGCTCACACAAAGCATCAGCTGTGGCCTGTACTGATTCAGGTGTTTCGTGTGGTAATCCCACAATAAAATTACCATGCAACATTAATTGATCACCCCAACGATCCTTGAGATAGCGTAATGCTTCAATTTGTTTTTCTTTGGCTAATCCTTTACCAATAACTTCACCAGATTTTTTATTCCAGGTTTCAATACCAAAATACATTCCTCGTTGGCCTGCTTCAACTAATTGTTCTACGGTATCAATATGTTTGGCTAATAAATCAATTCTAGTATATGCCCAAAACTCTAAGTCAAACGGCAAACGTTTACTAACACGATTAATCATATATGCTTTTTCTGGACTGTCGTTAAACGTATCATCACTAAAAATATATCTAGTAACTCCAAATTTTTCGTAGTTGTCTACCATTTCCTGATATATTAGCTCTTCACGACGAATAAAGTCATTTTTACTTTTACCGTTGAACGGGTAACTGCAGAATGCACATTTAAATACACAACCACGAGCTATTTCAATGGTTGTTGTTTCTCCTGGAAGAACACAATCATAATCTTTAACCACTGTTTTAGACTGTGTAATATCAAATCCTTCAGCACGTATATCGTCTATTAGAGTAAAACCCCAGATACTACGTCTACTAGACTTTAAGGGTTCGCCATTGGCTAGGTGGTTTGCTAGATTTACGGAAGAACAGTCAGCATACCCCTGAAGTACATAGTCATATTCTCGATTGTATTCACCATCGCCTGCAATAGGACCACCAATTACCAGTTTACAATTTGGATTTAAACTTTTAATGTGATCTTTAAAATCTTTGTTGTATTTTAAACCATGTGGTACCATTTGGCCTGGTTTTGGCAATGGCCAAAATACTTCACCATGTTTTCCATTAAACTCACCACTAAGATCTCTGTAGAAAAAATTACTAACACCAACAAACAATGTTTGATCACTGATAAGATTAGATAAAATATATTTTAATTCTTCATATTCAAATACATGAAGATGATTTAATAAAGCCACTTCATATCCTGCTTGTCTAAGTTCACTGGCTACACGAGTTATTCCACAACTCTTTTGCATGAACAAAGGTTCAGCAACATCGGCTATCATAATGATGTTTGGTTTTGTATTATCAAATATATCCATGCAGTTATTTAATAGTTTTAACTAGTCTACGTTTTGCCAATTCAATTTTAATCTTACTGGTTTCACGACTGTTCATAATTGTTATTAATGTTCCTAGTCTACCATAATGTTTTACAGCGTCATTAACATCTTTAACGTGTTCTGGCCAATCTGGAATACTAACTGCCCAACCTAGTTCTACTGCACGATCAATTAATTTAAGTCCTGCTTCGTCTTGATCAGGTACTACTGTTATTTGTTTGTGTTGTTGTTTTATAATCTGTGCTTGTTTGTCACTGATAGTATTGTGTAAAACTGCTACTGCGTTAATGCTTAATGCGTCAAACAATCCTTCTACTACGACTAACTGTGTCCAGTGTTCTTGTTGTAGATCTAATCCAAACACATATCCTGGCTGTTGTTCATTAATATACTTTGGTGTACGATCATCTAAGTAACGTGCTGACCAACCTACTACATCTCCCTCATAAGTGTAAGGAACTACAATACGTTTTGCATTACGTCCTTCAACATCTGGCGATATCATATAAGGATAGTCTTCCCAATCTATTCCTCTGTTGCGTAGATATTCAATAAACTCTGCATCGCTAGTTTCTAGTAAGCGTAGTTCTTCTGGTAAGTCTCGGCAATCAAACTCTACTTTAACTTCTACTTCACGTTGTGCTTCTACTAGTTGTGCTATGTCTTTGTGCTTAAGACTTTCTAGGTTTATACCAGCAATGGTATTCTGATCTAGGCCCATCCATGATAATAGTTTACGTGCTTTGTAACTTAGTGTACGTCCTAGTTTAAAACTTGCTTTGAAGCCACAGTTAAAACAATGATAACTCCAATCATCACCATTTTGTTTAACACCGCCACGTTGACGTTTGTCTTTGTTTTCACCATTATGCTCACAGCAGACAGCATTAAACGACACCCAGCCACTTGCTGTGCGTTTGTGCTTCGCAGGAATAACGGTCGTAATATCTAACATTAAGTTAGTATAACATCATTTATTTGAGAATACAACATTTCTGATAAAATTTGGTGACCTTGTTCATTTGGATGATGCCCAAGTGCGTGTATTTGCTTCGAATCGGGTCTTGCTAATAGTATTTCTTGTAAGTTTTGATCAGGCCATTCTAGAGTCTCAATACCGTCTAGGCTAGTACCTGGATTATATAAATTAAATTGTAATAATGGAATGTTTTTGGTTTTACTGATACCATCAAAGAAATAAACTGCTTGTTGATAATTAAGTTTTGATAGTTCATCACAATGACTTAGTGTTAGGTACTGCTTACCAAACTGTTGCCATTCCTCAGGAATAACACTAGATCCAAAGTTTACCCATGTTGAATGCACGAACTTGTTCCACGCTGGATCATTTGAATAACTTACATGGTCTGGATTATACCAAGTTTGTCTATCTGAACCTGTTAGTCCAACAAGACATAATGTATCAGTCCAATCTGTGTTTTCTAAAAACCAAAGGAATGACCATATTGTAGATTGTAGACTAGCACCTGGGTGTCCATAGTTTTCATATGGTACGCCAAGTTTATCTGCTATTAATCCTGAAAAGCAATGACTAAGCCTGTAGTCATCATTTTGTGTAAAACAACACTCCCATTCAGGATGTGTTGGGTCTACTAGTTCGTCTCCGTAGATCCAACTATCTCCAAATACGGCTAATTTTTTTATATTCAACTATCTAATTTTTATATCTGAAATTGATCCAGATGTTTCTTCAATGTTTAATCTTAAGTAAGGATGAAATCCATTGATATTTATGTAGCCTGTAGTTGATGAGGCAGATAATGTTACTGTAGAACCAACGTCATACCATTCGCCTGAATCGTCGACGGCTCCTTCTACTTGTACGTTACCTGTAAATGCACTTGGAGTATATTGTAAAGTTTGTAAACCTTGATCATTACCTGTCCAAGTTGATGAATTATATGTAGTGTCGCTACCGTGATCAGGAATAGTAACTGAACGACTTGCAGTGTGTTTAGGCATAACTGAATCTAGGATTTCGATAACGCCACGGGCACCGGCATTGTCATCTACAAATCCTGGATTGTATAATGAACTAGAACTTACTTTACGTTCTAGTGTATAGTAACCTGTTTGTGCTGATACTAGATCAAGTTCTGCTTCTGTTATAGTAACTTTAGCACGTCCCTTAACAGCATCAATTGCTTCTAGGTCTTTACTTAGAATTAATTCTTCACCATTGTTGTGAATTAATCTAAATGTAACTGTTGTATCTGTTAGCGATACTGGCTTCTGGTCTTGATTAACGAATCTAAAAGTTAATACATTGTCAGTGCCTTTATGTAGTTTTAAATCTTTTGCGTACACGGGTGCCCACCTCATTGAAATTATGTTCGTGTTGGAATAATCATTTAATATTACCAACTGGTCCTGATTATATAAATAGACTTGAGTATTATACATATAACATATTTATCAACATGTCGAACGATTTTTTTAAACAACTGTCAGAGAAGTATCCATTTATCACTGTGGTGATGTATGGCAATTCAGAATACGTAGGTATTGTACAGAACAGGGATCAACTGGTTACTACAATGTATGACTTTGGCCGCATAGTTGATTTAGAATTAAAACAACGATTTTTAGAACTAGCAGAAACTTGGTGGTGGGAATCAAATCGTTCAATCCCAATTAATATTTTCTTACGTGAAGAATGGGCAGTGTTCAAACCATTCCTACAAACATTTATCAATAAAGATTTAGAAATATTATATGGCCCTGCTACTTCATTAACAGACCTTGCTAAGAAGCGTACTAAGAAAAAATCAATTACACTTGTCCGCCGAGTTGACTAAGCCAATCCGCTAGTCCATCTCTAACATCAGTATAGTAGTCTCGATATCTAGTCCAAAACAGTCTTTGATTGTGTGTTCGATCTTCTTTAGTTTCATGATACCAATCTTCAGCATAAGGAATCATTTCTTTAACTTGCTTAACACAGCCTTGTAGTCTGTCTTCCCAACGTTCTAGTCTAGTCCAATCCCAATCCGGAACACGATAACCTAGTTTAGCAAGTTCACTATAATGATTTTGACTACCAAGTGTTATCCAGTTATGATTAGCAATAATAGGCTTCCACGTTTTTTCAGTAAAGAAACTATAACGGTGTAACACTGTAGACTCTGCCTGTAGACTAAACCAAGTGTCAAAGTACTGCGGAATAATACATTCACCAGCGTCCCATCGTTGCCAATCTATTAGACTTTCAAATGTTATATCATTCTTTTCATATTCTTTTGGTAAACGTCTACCTGTGGTAATATGTGTCCATAGTGCATTATCTAATAGTCCGTACTCTTCTAATTGTCGGATTAATTCTAGTCTGTGTGTTCTTGGTCTATTGTTTAAGAATAAGAAATCATACTTACGTTTGTGATTGCTATAGGCTACATGTTTGTTATTCTTGTTAGCCTCAGCAGTCATATACATCATATAATTAGTATTGTAATTATTAATAGACTCAGGTAGCTCTCCTGATGAGATCGTTGCGTAGCGACCTTCTAAGGCACCTTTAAGGAGTCCTTGATTGTCTAACATACGCATAAATGTGTCGCTACCTTCTACTAGATTTTCTAGCACAATAGTAGCATTTGATTCTTTGATGTAGTCTAGGAAGTAGGTATCATCATACTTGATTGGTATGACTTGTATGGTATTGTCAGGTAAGGTTTTTAAGTACTCTACAGAATAGTAACGTTCTTCTCTGATATTACAGATGTCACGTATTCTACTGTCCTTGTGTACGTAAACTTTCATCTAATAGATTCATGTGTAAGGCAACCAGTACTGCGTAACTAACTGCGTGTGCTTTTTTAAAATAATAACTACCGTCATCTGGTACTGTCCAGATATCTTCTGCAATAGTTGCCCAGTCCTTGCCTAGTAAATGTCTTTTACCTGGACGTATAAGTGCTAAGAACATAGCCATTCTAGGAATTGAATTAACTTCCATGTCTTTGATAAGATCATAATGATTGCCGATATGTATAACCTTTTCTACAAAGTCTTTATTCTTTAGTAAAGACCAATTAGGTTCTTGATTTAACATTTCAGTATAATGATCATTATCTCGAATTAACTTGTAGACGTTGACATTAAGAAAGTCAATCTTAACATAGCCTCGTTCTTCTGCTGACTCATAATCAATACTGGCACAATCATTGACAGGGTCATAAGGTATTTCAGTTACATACACACCTGAGTTATGTTTACGCACACCATCTTTATGTTCTTGACGTGCAGACACATGCTTGATATGTTTTAATATATCTTCTCTGTCAGCGAAATCTATATCTATGTCTGCGTCAAACTTCATATCTTAATTATATACTAAACCAACCAAGTTTGTCAACTAGTGGCTTAACTACTTTTGTGTAATAGTTTAAGTTACCGTCAGATCCAGGATGTCCTTGCCATCCATACTGATCAAAATCAGGTGGTTTAATATTATCTTGTTCATTAATACTCAAATATGTGTTTTCAAATATTACACATTCTTTTAGTTGATTTATTTGTTGTATAATATATTGACCAGCAGGCCACATATCTTGATACACAAAAGGAACACTTAGATTTAGTATAACAAATTTAGCATTTTGAGACGTAAAATATTGATGGATGAGATAAACTTTTTCTAAAACTTGAATATCGTGCCACTCCTCCGAAAAGTGATTTAGTCGTTGGCGATCACTTTCATATCGTTCGATTATTTTTAGATTATCAACATTTTCTAAACAAGAAATTGGTTCTGTAGTTATGTCAGTGTCATTGATAATTGTTTTATGTAGGTTATATCCTGAGGCTTCTTTGTAAACTGCTTCACGAGTTGTAGGAGGAATACCAATTATAAAAAAGTCATTTTTAAAATCGTGTGTTTGATTTAATAAGATGTGTAGGATGGCATCAAAACTAAATCCTGGTGATGAATAATTAACAATATCAGTGTTTAGATCATTGGCCAGTAACCCCCAAAAACTATCTTTGGCATCTACAAGATAGTTAGGACTAGTATAACTATCACCAAGTACTTGTAAAGTCATTACCAACCTGCCTGTTTTAACATTTCTCTAACATACTCTGTGTCGCCTGGATAGTCTTTTAATTTTTTATGCCAACGTTCTGGATCAATGTAGTTGTAAACTATGGCTAATTGTTCTTCAGTTAAGTTTTCTAAAAACTCGTGTCCTGAGTCGCAGTTAAAAATAGTCCAACCTGTTACACGTCCTGTTGTAATTAAATGGCATATTTTGTTTGAGTTACCATAACGTAAAAAGTGTTCTGTGGGATTGCTTGAATCATATGCCCAGGCAACACCTGTTTCTAATGCACGTGTCAGTGCATCTGTTGCTGGTTCTTTATAGACCCATTCTAATAAAAACTCATCATATAGTTTATCAGTTCCCCAATAGTCTATACGTTTATTACCTTTTAATAACCAATCAGCAAAACGTTCTGGATTAATAACACGTGCATTAACACAATAGTTGCCAAACTTAATAAATGCTTTATAGTATGCTGACGTGGCAAAGTCATCAAATGTTTTTTGTTTTGCTGAACCTTGTGTTAGTTCATAAAAGCGTATAAAGTTTGTGAAACCAATACGACTTGCTGGTGTGTCTTTGTCTTGGAAACGTTTCTTTTGTTCGCAGACATGCACAGACAGTGTTGACTCTCTGGTAAATGATCTTTCACAATACTTACATTTATAAGTCGGCTTTGATTCGCTTATCGTCCCAGCCATGTTCTTTTGCTAGTTCCTTTATATCTTTTGGTGTTAACATTGATAACTGTAGATCCAATTCATCAGATTTCATATTTGGATACAGTTCACTTAAAAACTTTCTTGCTTTATTGTTTGAAGTTCCTTCTTTCTTTTTAGCCGCTAACCAATAGTGAAACTGATTGCCCATTTTAGGACTTACCACGGTACACATTAACCATTGTAGTTTTGTATGTTTGTTTAAATCAAAGAAGTGTTTATTAACGTACTTGTTTGTAGCCATAAGGTAGTAGGCCTGCATGTCTGCATTACCACCTACACTAGCACCATACCTTAGCATTAGATATGTGCTAAACTGTTTCCGTTCCTCATCAGTAAACTTGTCATAGTAGGCACGATCTTTACGATCAAATGCCGCCATTTCATTACCAATGTATAAGGGTGAGCTCTTGTCTGCTGGCATTAAAATACCTTATCGTATTGCACCACTTCACAGTTGCGTGATATATCCTTAACAAAATATACACAATCTGGTTCTTTATCATCACCTAATGGTATAGTTAGTAGTTGTCCATTTTTAAGTTTAGGACAGTACCAATTAACATCATTATACACGTCAACAATTTCAATGTCAAGAAATGTACTTCTAAATCCTGTTAATGGATTAAATTGGAATGCTTTGAATCCTCTGTCGTTTATACTTGTTAATGGTAGTACTTCTAAGTTACCACAGTCAGGTTCGCCTATTAGTATTTGCCAATCCACTGGCATTTTAATTTCATGATCGCCTATGCGTAATACCAATGCAGGGCTATTAAATGATTCTAAAAAGATCAATGGTATCCAATGATGATCTGGTTGTGCAGGATCACTGTTGTCTAAAACAGAGAAACGCATATCATCAACTTCTTCTGGCAGTTGATCTAATTCATATCTAATGTTATCTAATGTTAATATTCTCATGTAGTTATTTTATAATCCTGTATTGTATTTGTCAATCTTGCCATTCCGCTTTTTCTACCGTAAATGGATAATTTGCTTCTCTATAAAATGCTTTACGTTTTGTTAAATGTCTTTTGGCAAACTTACAGGTTGATGTTATATCCCAAATTTGCACAAAATCTTTATCCTCAGCCTTTCTAATGCCTCTACCAATACTTTGAATAACCCGTACAAAACTCTTACCAGGCTCCACAAGCACCAAATTGAAAATCCGAGGAATATTAATACCAACAGCGGCAACACCATAAGTAGCAACAATAACTCTATCATCCATTGTGGCCACTTCGTCATAGGATTCTTTTCTATCATTTGCTTTAGTTCCTCCTGAAACAAATACCGATCCAGGTATAAGCTCTGTTAAACGTTTACCTGGTGCTATACGATCAACTAGAATTAACGTATTGCCTGACTCTTTAATTGTTGTAATTAAATTAGCAATATACTTCATACGTTCTTCTGTCTCTAACAAATATCGTAATTCTGATTGATAGTCTTTGTATTCAACATGATCAACTAACTGTACAACATTAACATGACAGTTTGCTAGAACGCCTTCTTGTTGTAGTTCATTTGCTGATAATCTGCCGATAACATCACCCAGACTACATTTCAAACTCATAAACTCGTAGTCTTCTTTAGGTACCGTGCCAGTTAGTCCCCAACGTATAGGAACATGTGACATAGGACCTGTTAGCAGTGTGCGGAGTGCGTCTGCTTTAGCCATGTGTACTTCGTCCACCATAACACAGACAACATCGTGTAAAAACTCATCTATTGTGATATCAATATCTTTAGCACGAGTTTTCTTCATCATAATGTTTAGACTTTGCCAAGTACAGATAGTATGTGTACGACCAAACTCTTTACGATCACCAAAGAACACACCTACGTCTAATCCCATGTTGATGTAGTCTGTTTCTGTTTGTGTAACTAAACTTTTGTTTGGGACGATAACAATAGTACGACCATGTGCTTCACATCTGTGACTGAGTACAGCAGTAATTAGAGTTTTACCTGCACCTGTGGCTACTTCTTGAATACACTGTGGGTTTTCTAAAAACTTATTAACTATTTCTACTTGATAGTCACGCAACATAATCGGTTGCCCTTCAGCAGGATGCTTGGGCGGCCAAACATAATCACTATAACTATCTTCTTGAACTTTTTCAAAACCATAGTTTGTTGAATAGTCACGGACGTCTTCTAGTTCAATATCATAATTGTGTTCTTCTAACACAGGAATAATGTCTGGTAGTAGGTTAACATAGGTTGAACCACCTAGTTGAAAGAAGCCAACCTTACCGTCCCAACGACCTAGTCTAACTGCTGGCATGTACCTAGCACCTGGGACTTCATATTTGAACTTATTGGTCAGCGTTTTA